AACCTTGACGGGCTCTGCCCCCTCACCAAACACATTGACGACTTTACGCAAGCCCTCGACTGGCCCAAGGGATTCTTCGATAAAGTGCTGACCTGATGCGCTGACTTCGCCGCCTAGTACCACGGCCATTCTTACCGGCTGGTAAGTCTGTGTACTGACAGTGCCACCATGAAGAGGCCCGGCGGGCAGCGGATCTCTAACTACCGGCAAGCCCTGCACGATTAGTTGTTCGTGCTTTCCTAGCTGTTGGAGTCGCTTGGCCTCGCTACCCGGCTTGGCAGTGGTGACATAGCCACCCTCTGTCTTACCAAGGTACGTTGCATCCAGCACACCAACTGGGTATGCGTGTTTCCCCTTGCCCTCATAAAGATGTCCCTCTGGCGGGATAGGACCATAGTCGCCCTGCTCCCAGTCGTCAATGTGGGCACCCAGTAAGTGTTTCTGTCGCTGAAACTCTGGTGTCCGTACCCATTGAGACATAGGCATAGCAGAACGGCCCGCCCTGCGTTCTTTAGCTTCATGCCCCAACCAACCAGGAGCATAGAACTCTGCCAGTTGCCTCTTTGATTGAGCAAGAGTAGCGCCGGGAAGAGAGGGGAAGTCCTTGCGGATCTCCTCTGCTGTATGCCCAGTATTCAGGCCCCAGGTTAGAAACTGCTCGTAGTCCGAACCTACGCCACTAGACTGTGCCGATTGCTGAACAGGCATGGGCCTTGGGCCTGTGATACGCTGTGGAGATGCGGGCTGTGGGGGCAACTGTGCGGGTGCTTGCCTGCCACTTGACAGAGCGGCCCGCGCCTCTCCCTGCTGCATGTGAATGACATCGGTAGCACTGTAGCCCAGGCCGTAGAGCCTGTTCATCTCCGTCGCGTTTAACTTCGCCTCTCCACTGGACCGGCGCTCGTCTCTGTAGGATATGCCCTCTTGGGAGAGGAATGAGATAAGCGCCTCTGGATCGGGAGTCTCGAACCGCTTGATACGCTCGTACTCTGATGTTTGGGTAGGGTCGTCGGCAAGCGGTTGCTCACTCTTGACGTGAACAACGGTGCTAGTGCCGCCGGGCTGGATGGTAATGTCTACGATCCTCTGTCTTTGTTGCCGTAGATACCGCAGTATGTCCGTCGCCATTAGCCCATCTTCTCCCTATACACCATACCGGCCAGGTCTACCATCTCCCAGGTCCAGTCAGGCTGATCGTACAATCCACCCTCTGCCAGAAGATGACCGGGCCACCGTTGCAGCTCAAACCACAAAGAAAGGTAAGGGGGCGGGACCGGGCGCTTCATCTTCTCTATGTTCACACCCTGGTATTCTGCCCGGTCCCTATCCACCTTCTGCTTGTAGAGGGCGTATTCCTTGCAGTACTGGGATACGTCCTCTATGAGCTGCACTTTTAGGCTTCCCCCAGGCCGGGGTTTCTCCAGTTAAACGGGGGATGCCACTCTACCAGCTTCTCGATGATCTCTGTTGCAACATCATCGGGCAGGCTATGGAATGCCTTGTAGAACTGCGTCTTGGTGTTGGGCTCCAACATCTTCTTGGTAGCACGACAACTCTTGCCGGGTACAAAAAGGGGTTCCCCATCCTCACCGCAAAGGTTAGAGTCTACCAGGCAGAGGGCCACACGCTCACTGTCAAGCACGTCCTCGGGAACGATATCCCGCTGCCGCACGGTGCCCTGCACTTCCGTATCCCACTCCAACACACTCTTGGCGCGGATCTGTGCAATCTGTTCCCGTTCCCACCGTCTCGGGCGCTGGAACTGTACCCACGTCTCGCCCGTCTCATCCCACTTCGAGAGGGGGATAGCTTCGCTGACTTCAATACTGGGCAGTCGCTTACTCATCTTGTTCCGTTCCTTTCGTTGCTTCATTTGTGCGATGCGGGGGGTGATATCCAAGATACCACCCGCCCGCTTACCGCACTTTTCCCTGGTTCTTGACACACAGGGCCACTAGACGTTCGGGGCTCACGACAAAGGTATGGTCCTGGTCCCACACTCGGATAGTCTCAAAGTCTTGAGCATACCGGGCTTCTGGTCCCAGGTCATACCGCTTATCTTCGCCTTGTTCCTTGATGATCAGAAAACTCTCACTCACTCTCGTCTCCTTTTAGCTCGGCCAGGCGTAGGCGCTAGTCAGGTTGCGCAAGCGCATGTACCAGTCATAGCCCGACGTGGCCCGCGCCACAGAGCCAGTCACCGCCATGCCGATCAGCTCACCACCGGCCAGGCGGATAGGATCACAGGCCCAGTCAACATTGTTGCCCCACACCTTCAGCTCGAACGGGGTACTGGTGCCGGTCATATCCCCGGTGCTCTCCACATACACGTCAAAGGACGTGCTGTAGACAGTCGGTTGCCATGCAGTCCCGTTCCAGTAGAAGAGGGAGTACAGCGTCTTCGTCTCGTGCAGGTGCTGGAAGGACAGGGTGATGTTGCGCCCCAACACTGGGAAGTCGTAGGGGTAGTAAGAGCCAACCGTCTGCACCCGGCGCATATCGGGCACGATGTTGACAAGCTCGATACTCACCGCCGTAGCGGTTTCGATATCGCTGCCGTCAGGGAACTCCAGGCCACCCTTACAGCTAATGGGGATACTCGCCTCATCCTTGGCGCTGTGCGTCCAACCGCTGCCGTCTGGTGCGCTGATGGTCCGACCAACCACGTCATAACGCATCGTGGCGTATTCCCCCGGCGTGATCGTCAAGAGGAGCCTGGTAGGAACCAAGTCCTCCATCTGCTCGTACATAGCCGCCGTACCGGGGATAACCCGCCGCGCCGTCAAGTACTTGCCCGGTGCAGAGCTGTCAGCACCCGAAGGAAAGTAGTGCTCATAGTAGCTTACACCATCGGTCAGGGTGTTGGACGTGACCGAACCGGCGAAGGCGTACAAGAGCCAGCCGAGATAGTCATCGAGCACAGGCGGCATGACCACGCCACCACCAGAGAAAGCAGCAGTCTTAATGCTGCCCCCTGGAAGGAAGGTGCCACCGACTTGCGGCCCGATATTCCGAAACATCTGACCGGGAGCCACGTCTACCAGATTGGCACGGAAAGCGTAGAACGTCTCTGCCGCCGTACCCTTGGCCGCCTGTGGACCCAACCAGAATTTACCGAGAGAGCCAGATTGCAGGCTCATTTGTATTTCCTCCTAGTGAAAACCTCTTGATAACAGGACCACCATTGCTTCCAGGTGTTCTCGATGGATCGATTCTGCTTGACCCATCGGTGCCCTGTGCGTTGGTAGTGCTCCCGTTTCTCTTTGTCCTTGATGAGTGTAGTGATGGCGCTGTACCAGGCGTCAGGCTCGTGGTCCACGATAATCCCGCGCTTGTTGCCCCATCCTACAACTCGACCATAGTAGTTGAGAGGGCTTGCCACAACCGCTGCCCCGCCCTCATTTCCGTCGGAAATGGCCCGACCCGCCGCTAGTCCCTCTGTTGCCTTGATTCCACTTTTGGCATGGTTGAACTTGTCGCCTGGATCTACGGGACAGAGAATGATATCTGCTTGCCTGATGACACCTGGATACTCGGTATAGTCCCGAAAGTTCTTGTCGGCGTACAACTGTGCCGGGAACATCAGGGACAATTCCTCGAAGTAGTCAGGCACGAACCCCATGAGCAAGAGGCTCACGTTGCGGTTCTCGCGTAGCACTCGCGGTATCACGTCCTTGAGCACGATCCAGTCATGGTAGTGTGTGACGCTGCCCGTAAGGGCGATAACCAAGCTCTCCCGGTCCCACCGCTTCCACCTGTCCCATCCCTGCCACTCGCTCCACTTGACGCAGTTGGGCAGTACGTAGACAGGCACGGTAGGGGCATACTGCTTTACAAGGTCGCGCATATAGGGTGTAGTGACCGTGATTGCGTCTCCCTGTGTAAGCAGCTTCTTGGCAAGGTCCACATGCTCCTTGTACCCAAGGTCGCGTGAGCCCCAGTGGTCGTCGTCGTACTCTAGGACAATGCCCACTTTCTGCCGTGCCATGCGTACCATGTCTAACAGGTGAGCTTCACCCTCCAGGGCCACCCCCAACCGCTCCAGCCCGGCCTTGACGTTGGCCGGGATATCCTCGAACTTGGCCGTACCATCTGTACCGTAAGGAAGAGGGCGGTGCCTGGGCAGTACCCACAGGTCGTAGTCGGTTGGCATGGTCTTGTAGCCCTTGCCACCCGCCGCCCAACGCTGGACTCTGCCGATTGGTGCCCAGTCCAGCACGGAACCCGGCACCCTCTCCCGTATCTCTTGGAAAGGAATGCGGATCCTGTATGACTCGCACCCGCCCATGACCCCATCATCTCGTAGATGGATGGCTAGGACGGTGGGCGGCTTACCAGTCGGCTGTCGTCCAGGCTTGCGTTGTGGCGTAGTAAAGCCTGATGTACTTGCGTACAATCAGCGCCTCCCCTTCTTCCTGGTCTGTCCAGGCATCTCCCCAAAACGGACCCATCTGCACCTGTTCGCCAAAGCTGTCCACAATGGCCGCTTCGGTGTCTATCTTTGCCCCCGCCTCACGGAGAGCCTTGATGGTACGATTCTCTACCAGAGAGGCAAGGTGCCCGGCGTCCCGCCTTTCAAGCGTCAGGCCGGGCACCTCATCTCCCCATACCTCTATCTCGATAGTGAAAGCCCGCGCCATGCGAGAGCCACCACCAACCATCTCATAGTGAGCAGTATGCCTGAGTTGCGCTGCTTCCGATTCCCCGAAGGATGATATACGCCCTGTCAGATTGCCGCCCGACTGTAGCTGTGGATAGCGCATAGGGTAGTGAGGCCACTCCCTGGCGTTCTCTGGATCGTTCTCATGGATGAGCACGACAACGGCGCTTGGGTCATCCTGGCGCGGCCCTACCTTGATGGTCGTCATGCGGCTGGCATCGTCGGCGTCTATCTCGGTCTGCAGCTTGAGGGTAAGCAGATCCACCACGGCATCCATGATGAGATCGCACACCCCCTGCTCGGTAGGCATAGTACTCATGTGCGGTCGAGCCTCACGAACTCATAGACAACCGGCCCGGTGTACTGCTCTCTAAGCTCGATGTACCTGTCCATGTAGGCTTGTGCCTCTTCTGCAAGAGGGTTCTGCACGTTCAGGTCTTGCTTCCGTGCCCATTGTTCCAGCCTCGCCCTAGAGGCAGAGTAGGGCAGGAATGCCAAGTAAGCAGCGTAGTACAGTACAGCCAGCTCTCCCCACCTGTGCGTTCGCAAGTTGAGGGTATCCGTGTCCAATGCAAGCGGGCTGTGCGTGGCACCATAGTAAAGCGTGAAGCTAGTACCTCGCGGTTCCCTCGGGAGATAGAACTGCGTTTCCGTCGGAAATCCCACGACGTACCGCCTCGGCTCGTCGTTTAGTGCATACGCACCAGGCCGTATCTGCATCGGAGCAAGGTACTCTTGTGTAGAAGTGGACTCGAAGTAGCCGTACATATTGCGCACGTCTACCGCGTTCTCTGGCATATCGTACTCGTGTTGATCTGATACCACGGTGTAGCTGTTGCTCGAAGCAATGGGTACGTCCGTGGTCCACTGGGTTATAGCCAGATTGATGAACGTGTCCAGGTCAGTAGTAGTCCACTTCTTTGCAGCCGTATCCTTGAGGAACGTCTGCAGCTTGGAACGCAAGGTGGAGAGAGCTACCGTTGCCATTAGGTGTTGCCCAACTTCTTGTACCCGGCGCTGGAGACGTAGCCAGAGGAGAAGATGATCGCGGCCATCTCGGGACGGAACAGGCCGTAGCCGTGAACGCTGTCCCAGGTGACGCGGTACATCGCTTCGCGGTCGTCAATCGCCGGGGGGAACATGAGCTTGGGCGGTTGCGCGAATCCACCGACCACAGCACCAGCACCGGCAGCCACGATACAAGCATGAATGTGCAACCCCTTGGTGACATAGGCGTAGTTGCCATCATCGAGTGCCGTGCCATAGGCTTTCTGGATAGGCCGGTCAAACGTCAGGCGCTTATTGTCCTCGTCAATGCTCACGATGCGCCGGTTGGTGATCGTGCCGTCCGTCGCATAGGGCGCATTGACCACGGTGTAGGGCTGAGTGGCCCCATCGCTCCGCAGGGTGTGGATCGTCACCACGTCGCCAACGTTGAAGTCACCGATAGCGCCAGAATACAGAGTGCCAAGCTGGATATAGCTCGTCACACCGCTATGCTGGCCCTGCTTGTAGGTATCCAGAACCTTGGTCGAGTACAGGCACCCGTCGCCCTCATCAATGGCCGCACTGACACCGGCCTGCGCCGTGATCACGCCCATGTTGTACAAAGTACACTGGGGCACCTGGACGTAGCGCAAGCCCTTGTACTGGCCCATCTCATACCGCAAGAGGCTACGGGCACCGATCTCGCTGTACTGCGCGATTGCCTTATAGTCTGCGTCCTGCTGCGCGGTGTAGATTTGGCCGGGGGATGCGAACGCCACAGCGTTGACACCGTTGGGCGAGTTCGGATCCATGACTTGGTTGTACATGAACTCCAAAGAGATATCCATCGCCAAGTCTGGATCGAACACGTCACTCGCGCCGATGTCTCCGAAGCCGGTCCCGCCACCGACGATGTACCGCACCGGAAGACTCAGGAACGCATTGCGAACCTGCGTCTCCATGTGGTCCACGATAGCATCAGCCATCAGTTGACGGCACAGGGGAGCCAGCGAACCGGCCTGACCACCAGACGAAACAAAGAAAGTGATCAGGTTGTCGTCCAAGTTGTTACTCTATCAAACCTATAGTATAATGTTCACAAACATGAAAGGAGCTTCCAATGTCTTATACGGTCGTTACCTGTCCTACTTGCGGCGGTGAGATGAACAGCAGATCCAAGAAGTGTAAGCACTGCACTGGTAGTAAGACTGTAGCCAGTCGGCCAAGCCAGATTGATACTTGCCCCATCTGTGGTGGGCCGAAGAACAAGACGGCTAAGACCTGTAAGGGATGCCAGTACAAGGACCGCAAGCGCACCTGTCATCCTCGCCGTAGGGTTGACTATCCAGACCTGGCCCTCGTTCCTGATACTTGGTGGCTTGCCTTTATCGGCTTCTTCATGGGAGAGGGTTCTGTTCGTCTGTACAAGTGTGGTCACAGCTTGCCCCAAGTTGGCCTTAGTATGTCTCTTCGGGCCGATGATGCCGCCGTAATGGAAGACATTTGCACTCATATTGGCGGCATTCTCTACGATGAAGTCAAGCCCGGTCTTAATCCTATGGTCAA